CGTATTGTTCTTAATCCATTTAAGCCTGCACGTATTCCTTATCAAGCAGTACCGTATGAACTGAACCCCTATTCATTCTTTGGCGTAGGTATTGCTGAAAATATGGATGATACTCAAACACTTATGAATGGTTTCATGCGTATGGCGGTGGATAATGCTGTACTGTCAGGCAATCTTCTTATTGAAGTAGATGAAACCAACCTAGTACCCGGTCAGGATTTATCTGTATATCCCGGCAAGGTGTTTCGTAGGCAAGGCGGCGCACCGGGTCAAGCTATTTTCGGTACTAAGTTCCCTAACGTTGCTGGTGAAAACTTACAGTTGTTTGACAAGGCACGTGTACTTGCGGATGAATCAACAGGCTTCCCATCTTTTGCTCACGGGCAGACAGGTGTGTCTGGTGTAGGCCGTACTGCTAGTGGCATTAGTATGTTGATGGGTGCTGCCAGTGGCGGTATTAAAAACGTAATTAAAAACATTGATGACTATCTACTGCGCCCAATGGGTGAAGGTTTATTCCGCTTTAACATGCAGTTTAACTTTGATCCAGAAATGCGTGGTGACTTAGAAGTTAAAGCACGTGGTACTGAATCTCTTATGGCTAACGAAGTACGTAGTCAACGCTTGATGCAGTTCTTGCAAGTATCCTCCAACCCTGCACTTGCACCATTTGCTAAGTTTCAATACATTATTCGTGAGATTGCAAAATCTCTTGAACTTGACCCTGACAAAGTAACCAACAACATGGACGAGGCTGCATTGCAAGCAGAACTTATGAAAGGTATGCAAGCACAACAGCCAGCACCAGAAGGTGGACCTGCACCCGCAGGAGCAAACCCAATGGACACATCAGGAGCAGGTGGTGGTAATATAGGCGTAGGCCAAGCACCAGTACCGGGAGAACAAGGATTTAGTGGTAATGCACAAGGACAAGGAGCACCTCAGCAAGCTCAAGGCGATGGTCAGCAACCAAGCCCAATGGTCTAAGTTTGAAGAATACTTAGATACTTTAATAAACCAACAACACCGCACTATGGAACAAACTAATGAATCTGTTGCAGTGTATAGATCACAAGGCGCAATATATCAGTTACGTAGATTAAAACTATTAAGAGATGAAGTATTAAAGAATGGCTGAAGTAGGAAAGAAAACAGGTAAGCAAACACAAGCAGGTCGTGATGTATACGAAACACCTGAAGGTGAAATGGTATCTGAAAAATCTACAACTATTGAGTATAAAGGCAAGTGGATTAATGTTCCTACTATACACGGCGGTAAACAATATTCTGAAGATGAATTAATGGAAATGCTAGATAAGGGTTTAATAAAGCCTACTAGCGCACACGACAAATTAGAAGAAGCTATTCAGGCGGCACAAAGCCGTAGTAATTCTCTTGAATTTAATAAAGGCGGTACACCCATGGTAGATGAGCTATCTGGTAATGATGTACCAGTAGGTAGTACTCGTAAAGAAGTACGAGATGATATTCCTGCTATGCTGAGTGAGGGTGAGTTTGTTTTTCCAGCCGATGTAGTTCGTTATATTGGCTTAGAAAACTTAATGCGTATAAGACAAGATGCCAAGCAAGGCTTAAAACAAATGGATGCTATGGGTCAGATGGGTAACGGCGATGAAGCTGTGCTACCTGACGATATGCCGTTTGGTGTAATGGACTTAATTATTGTTGACGGTGAAGAAGAAGAACCACAAGAGAAAGCACAGGGTGGTGTTATTCACGCCAACCAAGGTACATTTGTAACTCCTATGTTTGATCCATCAGATCAAGATGTACGTGAGTATAAAAACGATAAAGGTGATAGTCTGTTTATACCATTCTTAGGTGGTGAACCAGTATACCCAGTTCCAACAGGTTATTTTCCAGCAGGACAAGCACCAGAAAAAACAGAAACAGAACAGGCTATTCCTGTAAGTGACGATAGTGATCCACCACCTCCCCCACCACAATCAGAGTTCCAGAAAGCTGGTGGCTTTGGTATGGACACTTCTGGTGCAGATGGTAAAGCTCTGGCTACTTGGATTAAAGAAGCGGAAAAAGCAGGAACTGTTGGTAATGTAGTTGCAGGTATTGCTGCCGTTATTAACCCACTAATAGGTGGAGCTATTGCGCTTGCCAATAAAAAACAAAAGAAAGATATTATAGCAATGCTTGACGAAAAAATTGCTCAAGCACAAAAAACCCCTATCGCAGGGCAAGTCAAAGCTTTGCGTGATTTAAAAACCCGTTTGACAACAACCGAAGGTAAAGGTATACTGTCTAAAGTAGTTAGTTCAATTATAGAGCCTATAGCTGATGCACTTGGTTTTGGCGAAGAAGAAAAGAAAAAAGCTAAAGTTACTGCTGTAGTAACTGCAGGTTCAAATACAGATGAATCAGACGATGCTACAGAAAACAAAGCTAATATTATTGAAAAAAATGCGGGTGGTTCCCAAGACCCAGATGCTCTTGCTGATGCGCTATCAACTGCAGATGAAGCCGCAATTGCAGGTTCTACATTAAATGAAGATGGCACGTATGATATTAGTTCTTGGTATAGTCCTGCCCCGACTGCAATGACTACTGTAAATGCTCCTACAAGTGCTACTGTTGATGCTCCTGAAGGTCTGGATATACAGCCAGACGATCCGCCAAATCGTGTAGCTAAATCAGATATGCCAAATCAACAATACACATTTTTTGATCCAAATATCAAACTTGATCCTAATCCTGAAGAGGTAACTTTGAAAAACTATACACCCGAAAATGCAGAGCCATTTGCTTCTGTAGTACCATTGAGTAATGCAGCAGAACTACTTCGTGAAAGTTTAGCCTCTTACTATACTGGCGCAAATAGAACACTAGCTAATTTTGGTGCGGATGCTACGGAAGAAGCTATTAAAGCTTATCTTGATAGTGCTACAGATAGCGTAGATGCAGCTGTACAAGGTACGGATACATCCACCACTACATCTACTACTACAGCAGCTGTACAGGGCGGAGGTGATGACAATGATGATCCTATTTATGGAAACGTTGGCAGTGTAGGTAACAATGCACAAGCAGCACAACAAGCATCACAAAACGTTAATACCACAGTTCAACAAGATGAAAGTGGAAATGTTACTGGAGTAACTACAACGGGTGGTACTGCAGAAGAACAACAAACAATGCAAGATTACGTCACATCTGCAGCCGCAGGTGCAAAAGGTGGATTATTTACAAGGCGTAAAAAGAAAAAGAAATAATCCACAATTTGACTGGCCTACCCATCCCCCTCCAACAAGGCTACGGTGGCCCCAGTAAGGAAGACTAAATGTCAGAAAATATGGAAGTAATGGCTTCAACTATGGAAGCCCCTAAGAAAGTAGCATTTGCTAATAAGAAATACTCAAACGAAGATAGACACAAACGAGAAGAAGAAGAATTAGAACGTTTGATTTCTGAACAAAAAGGTGAAGCAGTAGAAGAGAATGAACCTCAAGAAGCTGAACCAGCAAATGCAGAAGAACGTAGTTTTAAAAAACGTTATGGTGATCTACGGCGACACCAGCAATCTAAAGAAAAAGAATACGAAGATCGTATTGCAACACTTGAGAAACAATTAAACGAGTCAACTAAACAAGAGATTAAGCTACCAAAGTCAGATGAAGACATTGAAGCTTGGTCTAAACGCTATCCTGATGTTTCCGCTATTGTTGAAACAATTGCAATTAAAAAAGCAAAAGAGCAATCCGCCCAGTTAGAAGAGCGTGTACGGGCAGTAGACGAAATGCGTGAAACTGCAGTACGTGAAAAAGCTGAAGTTGAATTACTTAAATTGCATCCAGACTTTAACGACATTCGTGATAACGATGACTTTCATGAGTGGGCAGATGAACAACCTAAATGGGTGCAGGATGCATTATACGAAAACGACAACGATGCTCGTTCTGCCGCTCGTGCAATTGATCTTTATAAAGCGGATCGTGGCATCACTACTAAAAAGAAATCTACTTCAAGAGACGCCGCTCGTTCTGTAAATACACGAAGTGAGCGCAGCAATATTCAGGCTAATGGTAGCGGTAGTGCTATTCGTGAGTCTGAAGTACAAAAGATGTCTGCAATAGAATACGAAAAAAATGCTGACGAGATCATGGAAGCTATTCGTACAGGCAACTTTATTTACGATTTATCCGGTTCTGCCCGATAAATAGTATTGACATATAGATTATTTATGATATAACTATATGTGAATAAGTGTAATAGTATGGCCCCGCTAGGTATTAACTACGGTTACCCATACTATAAACACTAATATAGCAAACAATATAACTTTTCGGATTACCTAAAAACGTATGGCCCATTTAAACTAAAGTATGACTGATCATCATAGTTTAGAAATTAAATGCACCCATAAACGATTAGCCTCTATAATAAGTAATACATAGTTTGCATCTGTAAAACTAATGCTAAGGAGAATTACAATGGCATTCGGTTCCGCAGGGGGTTATACCAACCTCCCCAATGGTAACTTTTCCCCAGTTATCTATTCCAAACAGGTGCAACTTGCATTCCGCAAAGCATCTATCACTGAAGCAATCACTAACAATGATTATTTTGGTGAAATCGCCAACATGGGCGATACAGTAAAAATCATCAAAGAACCCGAAATTTCCGTGTCGGCATATCTACGTGGTACAACAATCGCACCACAAGATTTGGCTGATGCTGATTTCTCGTTAGTTGTTGATAAAGCTAACTATTTTGCTTTCAAAGTAGACGATATTGAGGAGGCGCATAGCCACGTCAATTTCCAAAGCCTTGCAAGTGATCGTGCTGCTTATCGTTTGGCTGACCAGTATGACCAAGAAGTTCTTGGCTACTTGTCCGGTTATGCTCAGTCTGCTTTGCATGACAATGCTGATGCTGTCAACACTACAGTAAATGGTACTAAAGCTAACACTGCAGCTGGTTCTGATGAACTCTTGGCAGCTAATAAGCTGAACATGGCAAGCTTTGGCAACATTACTACTACAGCTTCTGCAGGTACAACAGGTGACTCTATCCCCATCGCAGCACGTCTGCCGGGTGCGACTGCCTTGCCAACTGCGTATGCTTCACCTTCTATGGTTCTGTCCCGCATGGCTCGTGTCATGGATGGACAAAATGTACCATCTACAGGTCGTTGGGTTGTCATTTCACCTGAAATGATGGAAATCCTTCGTGATGAAGATTCACGTCTTTTGAACGCAGACTTCGGTGGTTCAGGCTTGATGAATGGTTTGGTGGTGAATAACTTCCACGGCTTCCGTGTACACGTAACCAACAACCTGCCTTCAGTGGGTACTGGTGCTGCAACTACAGGTACAACTGCTCAGGATGACAACTACGGTGTAATCGTAGCTGGTCATGACTCAGCTGTTGCAACTGCAGAGCAGATCAACAAGACTGAAACATATCGTGATCC